TATTGCAGAGGGTGGAGCTGAAGCGGCCAAGGCAAAAATTCGCTGGCAAATGGGTTCACTTGGAATGGCGGCAATTGGGTATCATGTCATACAAGGAAATTGTGTTGGCGGAATTAGTGCAGATAGAAATATAAAAGCCGCGTATTTGCGCCAAGGCATAAAGCCCTATAGTTGCAAAATTGGTAACGAGTGGGTTTCCTATGCCCATTTTGAGCCTATCAGTGCAATGATGGGAATGGTTGCCGATGCGATAGAAGTTATTACACATCCCGATACTGAGGAAAGGGATGCTCTAGAGTTAGGAGCTGGGGTTGTGGCCGCCATTGGCTACAACATGACTAACAAAACTTTCATGGCGGGTATTTCTGGTTTTATGGACGCTATTCGTGATCCTCACCGCCGTGCTGAGAATTTTGTCAGGAATTATGTTGGAAGTGCGGTGCCTGGAAGCAGTTTTATTAACGAAATTAGAAAACTAAATGACAATGTAAAAAGATTTAAAATCGACATAGTTGATCCTATGTGGTCGAAGCTGCCAGGATTGAGCGATAAGCTTGGCGCCCAGCGTGATCTCTGGGGCAGGCCAATTTTAGAAAACCGCATCTATACAACTCATCAGCCAAACGATGCTGATAAAGTAATGACAGACTTGGCATTGCCAATACCAAACCACAATAAAAATTTCGGTCTGCCTGGTTCGTTTCCAAATGTAGAGGATGTTGAATATACAGTTGAAGAGCGAGATTTTCTTCTGGAAAAGGCAGGCCAGTTGTCGTGGCGCTACATAAATTCCGACATGAAGAAACCAGCTTTTAAAAAAAATTACAAAGCTGCAATGGAAGGCGATACGGATTCTCGCCAGCTGGTGCTCGATATGTTCAGAGAAAATCTGCAAAAGGCGCGAAAAGACGCCTTTGCAATGCTGAAACGTCACCCGCAATTGGGACCAGGGATAACCTTTAAACTACAAAAACACGAGTTTGAAAAAAATGAGATTAAACGGGCTAACATGAAGATAAGGGCAACAACACGATGACAGTATCAACGACGACGATCAAAAATTCCTATTCCGGCAATGGCAGTACGACAAGTTTTGCATACACTTTCAAAGTTTTCGCAAGTACAGAACTAAAAGTATATGTTCGAACTAACGCAACAGGTGCCGAGTCACTTCGCTCCGAGGGTTCTGGCTCTGCCAATTATTCGGTCACAGGGGTAGGCGAAACAGGGGGCGGCAACATAGTCTTTGTCACAGCACCAACCTCAGCAGAAACAGTTGTTATCCGTAGGCTGACTGCAAAAACCCAATCCACCGATTATCAGCCAGCGGATTCTTTTCCCGCCGATAGCCACGAATCGGCCTTAGACAAGCTCACCAATATCACCCAGGAGATGCAAGAGGAGCTGGATCGATCTTTTAAAGTGTCAAAGACAAATACGATTACAACAGCAGAGTTTGTAGACGACGCATCTACAAGGGCGTCCAAACTTTTAGGTTTTGACTCAAGTGGCAATTTAGAGGCGACTACTGGGCGCGTCAGCTCTGTCAGCGTTAGTACGGGGTCGGCTGGCTCTAGCGCAACAGCAAGCTTTACAACTTCATCGGGTGCCCTAGCACTCACAATTCCTCGTGGGGATACGGGGGCAACAGGTGCAACGGGCGAGGCATCATTAGCTGATGTAACAGCTCTGAGCATTGCTTTGGGTTAATAGGAGATAAAGAATGGCAAATACCTTTAAAGTTTGTACCATTGCTGATGTAGCAGTTGACAGCGGTACATTCAGTACAATCTACACAGTAGCTAGTTCGACGACTACTGTAATATTAGGACTAAATATCTGTAATAAAATCAACGCTGCTAGGACTGTTACAGTTAAGATAGCTTCTGATACAGCGAATAGAACTGGCGCTAATGATGCTGCCAACGAAGCGGTATCTCTTTTAAACGAGGTATCCATACCAGCCGATACATCTTTAGAGGTTTTTGCAGGGCAGAAAATAGTTTTGGAGGCTACGGACGTTCTTACAATAGGAGCCAGTGCTGGGAGTTCGTTAGACGCAACTCTTTCGATAATGGAGATTACATAATGCCGTATATAGGAACAGAACCAGCGCCCCAGGCATTAACTACAGGTGACTTGGGTGACGATATTGTTACCCTAGCAAAGATGGCTAGTGGCACAGACGGGCAAATCATTACTTATGATGCTAGTGGTAATCCAACTGCTGTTGGTCCGGGAACAGATGGGCAAGTGTTAACCAGTACTGGGGCAGGCTCTCCTCCAGCCTTTGAAGCTGCTGCAAGTCCAGCATTGTCATTTGTTTCGACTTCAGTAGCAAGCGACACGGCCTCTATCGCCTTTACAGGAGTAGATGATTCTGCCGATGTGTGGATGATACAAGGTAGTGGGATTAGGCCAGCAACAGACAATGCTAATATGTATATAAGGCACAGTACTGATGGTGGGTCTAGCTATGTTTCGTCCTCGTCTGCCTATGGGTGGATTGTGGATATCAATTATTCAACAACTACAGATACAACAAAAGGGTCTACAGGAGATACTGAAATTCATCTATCTGGTACTGATCCCGGACATATAGACAATACTTTTGCTGGCAGTAATTTTAACTTTACACTGTATATCTTTGACCCTTCAGATTCGGCTATATGCACCACAATGAGTTGGACAGGAGGAAAAACACACGGTTCGTCTGCTTACAGCTCAACTTATACTTATGATGGGGCTGGAAGTGTAGCTGCTGCTGGAGCGAGTGATGCGTTCCAATTTTTAATGTCTAGTGGAAACATTTCTACAGGACGATTTTCCCTCTACAAGCTGGCACATAGTTAGGAGAATATAATGCCATACATAGGATCAACACCAGCCAGAGGATTGGTTGGAACAGCAAATATAGATGACGATGCAGTAACACTTGCAAAGATTGCCAGTGGGACTGACGGGGAGCTAATTACATGGGATGCCAGTGGAAACCCTGCTGCTGTAGGTGCAGGCACAAGCGGCCATTTTCTCAAATCTCAGGGAGCAGGCTCTGTGCCTGTATTTGCTGCTGTTACAAACCCTATAACACTTATTTCTGATACGGATATTTCAAATGCTGCGAGTTATAGCTTTACTGGATTCGACTCATCTAAGTATGACAGTTATGAGTTTGTATTTCATTCGGTAAAACCAGCCACTAACAACGTGTATCTGCACGCTAGATTTTCTACTGATGGTGGGTCAAGTTACGACAATGGAGCCAGTGATTATTCGTGGTTTTTGATAAATAACAATGCAGATGGAGCAACTGGCGACCACGATACTGCGGATACGGAAATCGCATTAAGTGGGGATTTAAACTCAGTTAAAGCATATATAGGAAACGACACGGCTGATGCTGGCGTACATGGTAGATTTGAATTATTTTTTCCTCATGTGACAACAGTTAGAACTGTCGCTGGTTGGACAATATTCGGAGACGCTGGCGGTTCCAGTTATTCTAACATACTTACTGGCAGTGGCATGAGGTTAACTGCTCAAGATACTGACGGATTACAGTTTTTATTTAGTAGCGGAAATATCGCTAGTGGAACCATAAAAGCATATGGTCGTAACGTAAGTTAATTTAACGCCTAATAGGAGAAGAAAATGGCAAATTATAAAAAGATGGTCGATGGTAAAGAGGTAACCCTCACTGATGACGAACAGGCTCAGAGGCTGGCTGAGGAGAAGGATTGGGCTGATGCTGCTCCAGCTCGTGCCTGGGAAAGTTTGCGGGCACAACGCGACGCACTTTTGGCTAGTAGCGATTGGACAGCCGTCAGCGATACTGCCTTGTCTGATGCAGACAAAAAGAAGTGGGCTGACTATCGCAAGTTATTGCGTGATTTGCCCAGCACCTTAGATGACACAAAGGTTCAGCAAGAAATCTCTTGGCCTAGTGCTCCGTAGTAAATGGTTGCTGAAGTATTAGTAGGACTGCAATTACTTCAGCAGAGCTGCAAAGCCATCAAGGTTGCCCTAAAGACGACAGAAGATATTGGAGAGCTGGGCGGCCTAATAAACAATGTCTTCCGTGGCCAGGAAGAATTAAAAAAACAGTCCCATCCCATTGCCTCTAAGTGGAGCCGTTTCATCAAGGGTTCTACTTCGGACAAGTTTCTTCAAATGGCCGTCACAGAGACAATTCAAGAGATAGAGGCAAAAAAAGCAATTGATCGCCTGGCATATCTTCTTAATCGCAAGTTTGGAAAAGATACCTGGGGCCAAATACTTTTAGCTCAAGAAGAAAAAAAGAAAAGGTACGAAGAAGCTTTAGACGCTAAACGAAAAATATCAGCTAGACGGATAAAAAAGGCTGGTGAGATTGTTGGCGCAATTGTAGCTATCGGAGCGGCTATAGGCGCCCTATGGCTTTTAATAATATACACGAGGAAATAATGGAATTAGGTGTTCGTGAGCTAGTGCAATTTTCGGCCATACTCGTTTCTATCAGTGGTGCTTTCTATGCTGCTCGCAGCCAGATAAAGAACCTTATGGACAAAATGCAAAACCACGAAAAACGATTGCTTACAATGGATCATCGGTTGGACGAGGCTGAAAGTGCACGAGCTGTTATTGATAGCAAAGTGGGCATTTTATCCGAAATAAATTCTGTGCACGAGCTGGCATCTAGGAACAAAGAGATGGCCGAGGTGCGAACAACCTTGGAAATGCTAAAAAGCGAAGTAGAGATGCTACGCAAGCTCCACAATGGACAACATAAGTGATGCCCCTATGACCGAAATTTTGACGCTCTATGAGCATCACAGATTGGTAAGCCCCGCCGAATGGCGGGGTAAGTTTTTTAAGCCCCACGAACTGGCCTGCAAGGGAACGGGTGAGCTGATGGTGGAGCCTAAATTAATAGAGGCGCTTGATGATCTGAGAGCAAGGGTTGGAAAGCCCATTACAATTTCCAGCTGTTACAGATCCGCTTATCACAATGCCAGGGTAGGGGGTGCGCCAAAGAGCGCCCATCGGAGGGGTATTGCCGCTGACATTCCCTTGGCAGGACACGACAAGTCCAAACTTATTGAACTTGCCAAGCAAGCTGGTTTTACAGGATTTGGAATTAATTACAGAACATTTTTACACGTTGATCTAGGACGAGCGAGGAGCTGGTGATGTTAGATACAATTTTGACAGTTGCGACAGGTGGCGCCAGCGGGTTGCTGGGCAGTATCGTTTCAAAAGGGTTCTCTATCTTTGACAATATACAGAAGGAAAAAAAAGAACAGCGCCAACATGAACGAGCTATCGAGATGCACCGCCTGGACGCAGAGTTAAAGAGTCAGGAACAGGAAAACGAATTAATGATTGCAGAGGCTTCAGCCGCTGCTGAGATGCGACGAGCAAGTTATGAGCACGACGCCAGCGCTGGAAAGCCGTCTAAATTTGTAACCAATATTTTACGCCTTGTTAGACCCATTTTAACATTATCCCTAATTGGGCTGGTTGGTGCCATTTACTTTTACGCTACGCCAACTGGTAAGTTGGAGATTGAGTCCAGTGTTGTCTTTATGCTGTCTGGCGCCATTGCCTGGTGGTTTGGGGATCGTGGCCAGTCCGTGAAAAAATGATAATTCCCCTTTTTAAAATGTTCGCGTTGGCAGTAGCTATGAGCTGTCTAGCGATGATGTTATATGTCACGGCTGTTCTGGCAGATGATAGAAAAACCTTTCAGAAAATGTTGCCTATTCTTTGCACAAGCGTTGAGCATTTTAAGACACATATATCCAGCACCCAAAAGCTTTGGATCATTGGCGTAATTCCAGAGTTGCCGACTCATATTTTGGAGATCCATAGAAATCCCCACGACAACGCCTCCCCCCATACCTGGACTGTTGCAATACGTCATGCGAATCAGAAAGAGATTTGCGTCGTGGCAGCAGGCAACCATCTGATACATTCCCCCCTCATAAAATAACTTTGGTAACTTTGCGTTACCACCTTTCCCCCTAGACAACCCCCCCAAAACTTTGCTAATCCTTGTGCTGTTTTTGTCAGCGTCGCTGACAAAACGCTGACATAAAACTATTGTAACGTATAATTTTTATAGTAATTAGATTAAACTAGTGTAAGAACGGAGTCTTAAAAATCGGCAGAATACTGCAACTTATGATAGCTATTATAACTGTATGCAACTCAAATTTATTTGGGGCGTTCTTCTGGGGGTGTAGGGGTCGCTGGTTCAAATCCAGTCGCTCCGACCATGTTTTCAATGACTTACCAACACCCCACATAAATTATTTTGGGTGCGCTGACAAAACGCTGACAAGTTTTTGCCCCCAGATTATAGGGGTCGCAGGTTGACTCCGTTACTCCTAATTGCTATATTAGTAACTGTGAGTTACATAAGTAACTGACGAACTTAACAAGTAACAGGAGAAAATATAATGAATACAGGAACTAGAATTTACTACACCGGTGACATGGCAAACCGTGAAGGCTTTGGAACCGTGACCCGTGCTTATGAAGATAAATGGGGCAAATGGGTTGACCTCAAAATGGATGACAACAGGGACTTTGGAAGCACTTCCATTAATTCAATCGGCACCGTTTATAAAGGCCACTGCAATCCACGTTTCGTAACTAAAGACGCATATGATGCATACCGCCAAGAAGTTTTGGCATCATTTAACAAAGAGGAGCAAAGCTAATGGCCTACATTATTGAATATAAATTTAGTCGTGGGTGGGATGTTCTAAACGAGTTTGTTTTAGAGGATTCTTACGACACGAAAGAAGAGGCTAGTGAAGCTATTGCTGATCTGATCCAGACTACTCAGCAAGTTTTTGAAGATGGGGATATAGATGAACCATATGATCCAAAAGATTTTAGAGTAAGGGAGCAAAGCTAATGACATATCAAATTAAATGTCCAACATCCCCAGATAAACACGAGGTCGCAAAAGGGCGCCGAAAAACTTGGGCTGTTAATCTGCGAAGCCCAAAAATTATCTGGGCTGGAGATGGCAATAAATCCAAACGCCGATTTTTTGAGACACAAGCCGAAGCACAAGCGTTTGTCGATATGGTCAATCACGCTCAAAGAAATGGTGGTGCTGTTGTAGACAGCTATGAAAAAACCATAGGTGCCGCAATTGAAATGCGCGAGGCATTTTTAAAACAACGAGTAGAGGCAGGTGACATAGCCTGGCACACTTATGACGTAGATTTGCGAGACACAGTGCAATGGAAAGAGCACTTTGCAAATATGCTTCCGTCCGATCTTTTGACAAGTCATATCCAACAGGTTGTGAACCCTTGGACAATTAAACGCAAAACGGCAAAAAGAAAACTTCGCGCACTTTGGCACGCTTTTGAAAAATGTCGGGAAATGAAATGGGTGGAACCTAACGCACCCAACCCAGTGACGGGCGTGGTGATGTTTACAAATAAACACCACAAAACTGAAGACGAGGCGCGTAGGTCAGTTGACAAAATTCAAGCCTATACTCACGAGCAAATTAAGCGTGTTGTTGAAACGGCTTTGAAGCGTGACGCTGAATATAATTCTAGGCAGTCTGTCAGGCGACAAAGAAAATTAAAAAAGTACGAAAGAGACTGCTCCTTAATCGGTCACAATGGTGGCCCTTCTATAGATCCATCGGAAAAGTTTACACAGTTGGCGTCGGAAGGTCTTGCAATTTATTTTGCTTTTAAAACTGGGTTGCGCTGGGGAGAGCAGTTTGCGCTTAAATGGCAGGATATTAACTTTGAAGACAGCGCAATAAATATCCGCGTATCAATCCACAAGGCCGAGTGTGGCGTTTCCGTCTATGAGCCAAAAACTAAATTGGCCGTCCGATCAGTCGTTTTGCCAGACCAGTTAAAGGCTAAATTAAAAGAGTGGCGGTTGTTGACTAAATGGGCTGGCGACGATGATCTTATCTTTCCAACTAGAGCTGGCACGATCCACCAAGAAGCCAAAAACATTTCAAGGCGATTTCTTAAACCAGCGTGTGCTGAAGCTGGAGTCGATCCGATTAGATGGCACGATGCACGCCACTATCATGCGTCATTTTTGCTGGAAGAGTTTGGCACGGATTGGATTTTTATTGCAGATCAGTTAGGCCACTACTCAGCCGACTTTACCAGACGTCAGTATGGTCATTGGGTCAAAAAGAAGAAACAATCTTTTAAAGATGATGCAGCAAGATTTTCTCAAGCCTCGTCATTTTAATAGAGAGTTAAAAATCTTCGCATGGTGTCGTTATAGCCTTCTAATATCGACATCATCATGGGCTGGTAAGCTTCGTTAACATTAGCCGTCCTGGGATCGTCTCCCACATACCTTCCCTTTTTGTTTCTAGCTCGTTTTTTTCTTTTTAATCTAGGCAATTTAATCATCATCCACCTCCGTTGTTGCTTCAGCTAATGCGATATACCCCAGAGCATCAAGCAGGTGATCGGGGTGCTTGCCACCAACCTGATCCCGACTAAGTTTTACTAACGCCATCATTACCCCCACTTGAGCTGGTGCGATGTCCATTTGGAGGTAGGCACTCCAAAGTTTAGCTACCTGGTCGAAGTGCTCCCGATAATCCCCATGCGTTGAATCTCGCTCGTTAATTACCTCTATTGATTTCCGAAGTAATTGCGCTGGTTTCGTTGTCATTTTTTACCACCCTTTGGCTTTCCCAAAAATTCTTTTTCTTGCAAAGTTTTTCCACCGCCCAAACTGGAACAAACCAGCGTCTGCCCATTTTTACTGAATCCAACTGCTCGTTTTTAACCATGCGATAAAGTCGATGAACGTCCGTTTGCGTAAAATTTTTTCCATGCAAGACTTCTGCTACTTGCTGGATGTTCATTAGTTGGCCTACCTCATTATTCAATGATGAATGTGTCATCGTCCCCTCCCTGATTTGTTATTGGTTCTGGTGATGGCGTATATCCATCGTCCTGTGTTATTCGTTGAAAAGTAATTGAGATGTTGCCAGTGTCAGGGTATTGCCAGCCAGAGATGCCGTAAGTGCCAGCTGGAATGTCGGATGCAATAGTAATCTTTCCGTTTGAATAGTTTGGCTTGCCCCCCGTAATTGGTGTACTGCCCTCAAATCGCTCTTTGTTCTTAAACAAATTTGCTTTAAATATTTCAATAAATGCCATTTAGTTTCCTCCAATATTTGTAAGTTCTTGAGATCGTCCGTTAAAAGCTTCAACAACAGCAGCTCGGCCCTCTGGGTCAAGTTGTTTCATCGTATCCATTGTTTGCTCATTTGTTGTCCACCAGAGCTTGTGCTCACCCATATGTCGATGGCTTTTAAATCCCTCAATCTGTTGTGCTGCCCAAGTCGGCTTGCCATCATCCCTTTTTAAAAAAGCAGGCATCTCAAGTAAGTCCTCTTTATCGTCTGGCGGTGGTTCCAAATTTTCGGTCACAGGCTCAGGAGCTGGCGGATCTGGCGTCTCAGTATTCGCAACGACCTCGCCCGTTGGCAAATCTTCCCCAGCGTAGATGTTGTGTCCCAGTCCATGATAAGCGATAGCTTTTGTCAGGCATCGCTGTAGTGCCGTGTTTACATCAAAGCTGTTGGGATTTTTAATGGGCGCATTTTTATAATCCGTTATGGGATAAACTTCCGTTATGGTTTGCTCTTCCACAGTGACGGATACTTTGACGTAAGCAAATCCCTGCGAGTCCAGCAGATAAGGAAGACCATCAAAAAAATGCTTTTCAAATGTTGCGTCCGGGCAAGCATTTTTTAATGCACCCCATGCCCATGCCCAGCTGAGATAAGTCAGGTTACCTTTTTTTTCAACATGGTTCCCAACGTCAATTGCGCTTAGTTTCTCCCAGGTACTCATTTCAGCCTCAACACGTCTTGATTGTTTCCAAATTGACTAGGGCGCTTATCGCCAGTCGGTTCTATCTTGCCCAGTTTTTTTAGCTCACTGCATCGAGGCCGATACTTAATAAACACCTCGCCGTAAAAACTGGCAATTTCGTCAGCCGTTAGCCCAGTTGGGTTTGCTTCAAGCGCTGCCAATACTTTTTTATAATCCAGTTTTTTCGTGCTTTTCTTTTCAACCGCCGCATCCTTGGACGTCTGAGTTCCCTTCCAACCAGGATTGATTGGATAGGTAAATTCTATTTGTTGCATTTTACCCCCCATCTGTTGTCCACCATCGCCAGAGTCTGACAAATATATTTGGTTTTTTCGGGCTTGGTTCCCACATGGATCTCGCCCAGGCGATACGCTCCAGCTTTATTGTTTTTGCCTTATCCGCCATTAAAACTTTTCTCCGCTAGTTGTTTATATTCGGGTGTTTTCTCTCGCCATATCCAGTGACTAAAATCCACTGGTATGAGTTCAAACAACTCTTCAATTTTAGTTGATCGAGCCATCATTGCTTCCCGTGTTTTAGCAACAATACGCAATCGCTCTAGCGCCTCGTTTAGTTTTGGTTCCGCAAGTTCTGGGCAATCCTCAGATTTAAAAACCCGATAACCCTTGCAGTTGGCATAGACCAATCGTATTGGCACATTTTGCGACTGTTTTCGCATCCAGCTCCAGTAGAGTGCCACCTGAGAAACATGATCGGCGCTTGGTTCTTTAGGCAAAGAATTTATCTTAAACCCAGTTTTAGAGCTTGGCTTTGTGTTAATGCTTGGCCATTTAGTTTTCAGCTCAACAACAGCTCGTGTCATTAAATCCATTTCACCCACATAAGGCAGTTTTAGTCCGTCCATTTCTACGGAGCACCACTGCCCAGCCTCAACTTTATTTTCACCTGCAACTGCTTCCCTGGTGCCGAGCAGAAGGTGCTCCAGCGTGAGTGAGAACACTGAATCCTCCTGCTCGGTTATGTCGGACTTGTATTGCCCGTTTCTTATAATGTCGATTTTAGTTGCATCGTCTGCGTAATGTTCCAGTGGCGTGTGAGAATCCAAAACTGATAAAGCGTGCCTCATGGCTTCTTTTGGGTCTTCGCCATGTACGATTATTTTTTCAACGTAATCGTGAGCTGCTGTTCCAGCCTTCATTGCACAGCCAGCTGGTGAATAAACCTTGGCTGGTCGGGCTATAGCTTTTTCAAAGAACTCTAAGCAATTCGGTCTGATTGCTCCGCTTGGTGAGTGCCAGGCAAAGTTAAATCTTTCTGCCCAATTTGGTAACTGATTTTCCACCACTGTGTCTCTTTAAGGTTATAATTGTAACTGTGAGTTTCTGATAAGGAATTTAAATTGTCAAGAAATAAAAAAAATAGCCCCAGAAGAGGGGCTATAGTACGAAAAACAGATGTTACAGTTACGCTATTTTCTGAACTTCCTGCTCAGGGATAACCAACCCGCCGTTCTCATCGACCTCAACTTTGATATACAAGGTCTGTCCAGGTCGTGCGCGATACGACAGATCAACTTCTTTAGGTGGTGTGTAATCATCATCAAAAACTTCACCTATAGATTTGCCTAACATTTTACAAATCTTTTTACAGACAGATATTTTTGGGGAGACTTCACCCCGTTCATATCGTCTATAGGCAGCAGGTGCTATGCCTAGGTGTTTTGCTATTTGCGAAACAGATATGTTGGCTTCTTCTCTAGCTTTTCTTAAATTTTCCATCGTTAACCGATCCTTTTCTTTTTGAAATTTTGCCAGAGAAATAATTTTCATTTGAACCTCCTATGATTATTTCTCTTTATTTTAATTAACCTATAAAAATTTTGTACAAAAATCGTTGCTCAAAATGGACTCCATTTTGGACTCCATTTTGGACTCCATTTTGAACACTGTTAAAAATCAGACTCCGTAAATTTGTCATTCATTATTTCTGTTGTGAGGGGATCATCCTGGTCTATTTGCTGGTTGTATTTAGGAAGGTTGTGGTGCTGGGCAACGCCACGAAACAGAAGCTGTTGCCGTAGAAAAGTTCGGAGTTCCGGCCCAGTTGGGTAGATCAATTTGATTCGGCTGTTCCAGCTAGCGATTGTCTCTCGCAAATAATCTCGCTCAATCGCTTCTTTTATTATTCGTCTTTTTGTGCTTGCGGACACATCGTATGACATGGCGTGGTAGCACTCGCTCAACGGCGTACCAATAGCACCAGACCCCTTTTGTAGAGCCCCAAGAGCATTTTTCCCCACTGTCAGGATGAGTTGTGCGTGGGCAATACTCTGCCCCCAAAAACTAATCGCATTCGCTCGATTGTCATATAAATCCAGTTTGAAATTGGCAATAGCCAAGCAATAATTAATTGCGCCAGAGTCCTTGTTTTCTTGAATCCAATCGAAATCATCGGGAAACTCAATCTCGAACCGCGACGCTCTCGTACAATTTGACAAGGGGTCATTTGGGAAACGCTCCTGTTTAATATAGTTCATTTTTTCCATCCACTGTTTCTTTATATTAGTTACTGCTAGTTACACTAATACAATCTAATTACAGTGAAAACCAAAATAATGCAACCACACGTTACTTTTTCTTGACGGGTAACTACCAGTTGCGTTATTGGAACTTATGGTTACGTTTTCAACATGGGTCGCAAAAAGCGGTCACTCACATGAACAAGTAGCACGCAGATTGGGATGTTCGCGTGCTTATATCAGCCAGCTACTAAGCCATAAAAAAACGCCCAGCCTGGAAATGCTGAGGCGGATGCTGTTGCTGGGTAACGGGGATTTGAGGGCGGAGGATTTGATTGTCGAGTTCACAGTCGGAACATGAGGTGCACGCATCAATAGTCCAGTGGCTTGAGTTTGCATTGCCACCAGGTTCGATTTTTCATCATTCCCCAAATGAGGGAAGACACCATGTTCGTTATCGTATGAAGCTCAAAAAGATGGGCCTATGTGCTGGTTGGCCTGATCTCGAATTGCTCGTGCCCATTGACTACTGGTTCAACCCCGCTTGGGGACCACTGTACATGGAAGTTAAAAACGAGAAGGGCAAGCTTACCAAAAACCAGAAGCAGGTGCTGGAGCTGTTGGACAAAGCAGGCGGGCACGTTTCCGTCGTGCGCTCTATAGATGACGCATCAAATTTTCTGAGCCAATTTGTGGAGCTTAAAGCGTATGCCTAGAGCCAGAACAATACCAGCTCCCAAAAACAAGAACCCTTTAATTGCGGAACTGGTGCGGATTATGAACGACCAAGGCGTGGAAAGCATAGCGCTGTGTGATGCCGCTGGCATTGCCCCGTGCTCAATTAGTTCATGGCGTCTCAGGCATAACCCCACAATACATAATTTTGAAGCAGCATTGAACGTGCTTGGTTACGAGCTGTCGATACGGAAGCGTAATGGATGAGTGCCCGTTTTGCCATAACGAGAGGTTTACCCTGGTTCCTAATGGGGTGGACGCCTGCTGGATGTGCACACAAAAAGCCGAGCTGGAATACGATGAATTACAAAAAACAAAAGAGGAAAAGGGGGGGTGAGTGACCGAAAAATTAACCACCTCGACTTATGCAGCGGAATCGGAGGATTCGCCCTCGCCCTCGCAGACGCTGGACGCAGAACAGATAGAAATGTTTCCACAATCGCCTTCTGTGAGCCAGAGCAGTTCTGCCAGCAAGTCCTCAGAAAGCACTGGCCCGAAGTCCCCATCTACGACGACGTCAAAACCTTCCCAAAAGACTTCGGCAAAGTCGATATCCTCACCGCGGGATACCCGTGCCAACCCTTTTCCCAAGCTGGGAAGCGCAAAGGCACGGCAGATGAGCGTCACATCTGGCCGTGGGTGCTTGAAATTACTAAGCAAACAAGACCCCATGTTGCCGTTTTTGAAAATGTTGTTGGTCACATCTCAATGGGAATCGACGAGGTGTTACTTAATCTGGAAAATGAAGGTTACCATGCGTGGCCGATCATACTTGGAGCTGTCAGTAAAAACGCCCCCCACAGAAGACAGCGGGTCTGGATCATCGCCTTCGACCTGGGCAACACCCAACACGATGGATCATCTTCCAGCGAGGTCAGCGGAGGATTGCTCGATCAATCAGAAGAACAGAAAGGGAAGGAAGAGATCGGGGAATCTACGAGAGCAAGTGGTGCATCCCGAAATGTGGCCGACACCGAGAGCAAGTTCAGCAATGACGGATTCGGGAAAGTCAGTAGAGAAAAGGCTGGGGAAAGTAGGATACGAGGCGAAACTGGAACAGGCCGTGCAAATGTGGCCGACACCCAGAGCGTCAGAATACAAGGACACGGGGCCAGTGGGGAGCAAGAGCCATACGCACATGAAAAAGAAGAATTATCTGTGTGCGGAAGTGAAGGATCAGGACAAACCCAAAGGTCAGCTCAACAGCGAATTTGTAGAACTTTTGATGGGCTATCCACTTGGGTGGACGGAGATTGGGAACGGGGAGTCCCAAGAGTGATTGAGGGGCAGAAAGACAGGGCGAAAAGGTTGAAAGCCCTCGGAAATTCGATATGCCCCCAGGTCGCATCGGAATTATTCACGGCCATACTGAAAGAGGGGGGCATCGATTGATGGGAAAAAGAAGTGATTTTGAGAGGCGTCCGTTGGACAAATATCCAACACCCGAAGCAGCGGTTTTACCACTGCTGGAACACCTGGACCCAGCTACCAGCTTTGAGGAACCCTGTGCTGGCAAGGGGGATCTCATACGCCACCTGGAAAAATTCGGTCACAGATGTATCAGCGCCACGGACATAGGCAACCCGTCTGTCCCAGTAGACGCCAGAAGTATTGAAACGTGCTCCGCAGAATATTTTATTACCAACCCGCCCTGGCAGCGGGACATCATGCACGACATTATCGAGAACCTGTCGAAGATCAGGCCGTGCTGGTTTCTTATCGATGCTGACTGGATGCACACCAAGCAGGCGATCCCCTACATGGAATACTGTCGCAAAATTGTTTCTGTTGGCAGGGTCAAGTGGATACCGGAAAGCAAGCAAACGGGAAAAGATAACGTAGCCTGGTATCTATTTAATTCAAAGAAAAGGCGATGGCCGTTTCACCGCCTGGACGGGACAACAACATTTCATGCGAGGGTAGCTGATGATCCCAGGTAACTGCAACTGTCCTGCGTGCGGGTCTCCAGATACGGAAGCGATGTTAACTATAGGTAACGTCAAGACACTTGAATGTCTTACCTGTAATCACATTTGGACAGCATCAGCTGGTAACGGCGAGTTACGTTTTACAGATCCTTACATTCAATGGGGTGCCACGGGGGAAGAAGAGTTTTGAGTCAAGAAGAGAAAATCAAACTGTTGCTCAAAACCATTGAGAAGTGCCGCTGGTGCGGGGTTGTTGTTGATCCCGAAGCGGCCTGGGCGACTTATCTGGATGGCGAGGTTAGGTGCGATATATGCGGGAAGGAAGTAACAGAGATGGAAGAGTATGATGCTTAACGTAATCTCCCTTGGCGCTGGTGTGCAAAGTTCGGTCATGGCTTTAATGGCTGAACATGGGGAGTTACCTCGCCCAGACTGCGCTATTTTTGCGGATACCCAATGGGAGCCAGAAGGTGTCTACGAACATTTGGATTGGTTAGAAAGTGTTATTAAAAACTTTCAAATTTACAGAGTTACTGTCGGGAATATACGAGAGGACGTTATCAATAATAGACCATTAAGAGGGCGCAACAATCCCAATGCGTTTAGTGCCGTGCCTTTTTTTACAGATGGCAAAGGGTTTGGCCGTAGACAATGCACCAATGACTATAAAATTAGGCCAGTACGAAAAAAAATTAGGGAACTGTTGGGCGTAGGATACGGGAAGCGAGTGCCGAAAGGGGTTACTGTAAAACAATGGTTGGGAATAAGCACTGACGAGGCTAGTCGCATGAAGCCAGCGCAAGAATCCTGGCTGATAAATACATGGCCGTTAATAGACGCAAATATGTCTCGTCAAAACTGTATTGAGTGGTTTGCCAAGCGTTACCCAGACAGGGTTTTAGCCAAGTCAGCGTGTATTGGCTGTCCATTACACAATGACAAAGAATGGCGCGATATAAAACTGAACGATCCTAAGAGCTGGGAGGATGCTGTTGCTGTAGACAAAATAATACGCAATGGAGGGCGTAGTGGTTCTAAGCAGTATATGCACAGTTCTTTGAAGCCTTTATCTAAAGTTGATTTCCGAAATTTAGAAGACAAGGGCCAGCTAAATATGTTTGAAGACGAGTGCGAAGGGATGTGCGGGGTATGATTAGTCACGATGCTTTCATGCTGATAATTATACTCGTTGAACATGGGGGTCAGGCAACCCTGGAACAACTCACATTCGCTGTGGAAAAGCGTGTGGATAAGCACAAGGATAAATTGTGGATTGAGGGTCTGCTAAAACAGCTTATAGAAGCAAAGCTAATCGAAGCTAAGCTTATAGATGCTTATATAAGCTTATATAAGCTAGTAGATGCTACTAAGTTTATCAAAGCTTATCAAAACTATAATAAACCTATTACTAAAGCTTCTATAAAAGCTTATCGGAGCGCCGTTGAAAACTTACTCACAAAAAATGTGAAGATGGCCAATCCAAGGTACCGATCCGTGGTGCAGGGGAAGCGAGCCAGGAAGTCTCCGTTGCAGGAATTTGCGGAGAGGAATTTAAGCCGACAGGATCTATCGAGGTTCTGGGAAGAGGTTGGGGAGATGACTGATGAGGAGAGAAGAGATTTCGCTGACAAAATTGCACAGCTTGCTCATCGAAGCAGCAGAGACTGAGCGACGTATGCCACCTGCGTTTGTGAAGCAGAAGTATGTGAACTGGCCGGACAGTGCACCAGAGCTGGATTGGCTGGCTTACGCAGATCCCACTGCACGAATCGGATTGGGCAAGGCGACAGCAAACCAGATCAGCCGATATGATTTGATGCTGAACAATGTGCTGGGGATGCCTGACGCCTCTGACCGAAAATTGCTGTGGGCGACAGCCCACTCGGCAGCATTTAGATCACGAGGTCCAAAGTGGGCAAAGCTTTCACGCTTCTTGAGGTGTGATCGCAGAACAGTGAAGCGCAGGTATGAGAAGGCTTTGATCCGTCTGTATTACAAGTTTAAAAAATGAAATACTATTTTTAGAAAGAAAGATGTTGCCGAATGAACCGAAACTGCAATAGATTTTTTTATACTGATCGGGCACGACTGACTACACTCCTATTCCTAGCGAGAGTCCGATCATCCTCCCTGTTGAGATAAAACTTAAAGCTGTCGTGCATTTTGTTGTGCGGCAGCTTCTTTTTGGGAAACGAATTATGGCTGGTAAGCTGAACAAGCAGAAGATGCAAAAAGTTTGCGACGAACTTGCGAAGGGCAAGTCACTGCGCTCGATCTGCGACAACAGCGATGCGATGCCTCACTGGGTGACAGTGCTGCAAGCTGTTCAGCGCGATGAGGAACTGCATGAGATGTATGTTCGAGCCAGAGCGATTGGTGCAGAAATTTTAGCTGATGAGATGTTCGACCTGGCCAGACAGCCTCTCGATGGTTTTGAGAAGCAGTTGGCGAACGCTGAGGTACAGCGAAGGCGTGTTGAGATTGATACGATGAAGTGGTGCTTTGCACGGATGCAGCCGAGAGGTATTCGGAACAACCCTGAAGACACGCAACAGGCTAACACGATTACGCTGAGCTGGGGCGGAGGACAAGACGACACAACGATGGTTCAGACCGAAAAAAGTGATCCCAATTCAGCCGAGGTATTGAAACTGGTGGAGACAAAAACATGAAGAAGAAGAGTAGCAAGACAGCGAGTGCCAACCGACGCAGGCAGGTTAATGCGGTGAAGAAGGCAACGCGCAAAAGGCTGTTGCGTAAAAGCTATTAGCGATGGCTAGAGACTATCAGGCTGAGTATGCAGCAGAGACACCAACAAGGCGGAAGAAGAGAGCCAGTCGGAACAGGGCCAGGTACAGGCTGATGAAAGCTGGACGCGTGAGAAAAGGAGACGGAAAAGATGTTGACCATGCTAACGGTAATGCTCTCGATAATTCAAATCGCAACCTTCGTGTTTTAAGTAGAGCGAAGAACTTGGCACGCAAAAGAAAGTTGTTATCGAGATGATGCTGACAATCCTGTTGATACTGTTATCAGGCGCTGGATGGTAGACAAGGCTGAACTGCTGATTGCTTGCGTTTTTATACTGGCATTCGGTGCAGTTATTTGGGTTTTGCTTTAAGGCTCTAGCTTATTGACAGAGCATGGTTGGGGCTTCGGCTTTGTGCTGATAGCTATGATATTAACGGCGTTAGTGTTTTGGTGGTGGGACTTATGATGTGGGTAAGGATGTGGGAGTTTCAGTTGTGTGTCTAGTCAGCCTGGCATATCAGCTCGCGCGTGAGGTGAGCTGGTTCGAGGCAGCTTGAGGCATACCCCCCGCTAAACTTTTTAATTTTTGTCAGCGGTTTGTCAGCGCGGTAGCTGTAACGCAAGGTGGTCAAGGCTTGACCCCTACGTTACCTACCATCTCCACGCCGTGGCATTTATTTTTTCAAATTTCGGTCACCCCCGTACCCCCCAGAAAACGGGCGCCACCTCTTATAACGTATATATACAAAGATTGAACCTTGGGAGCCTCTGTCATAGATATCCAGATCCCTTACACGCCTCGTCCTCTACAGGCGGAATTGCACAAGAAACTCGACGAATATCGCTGGAGCGTCGTTGTCTGTCATCGCAGGTTCGGCAAGACTGTCTGCCTGCTTAATCACCTTCTGCGGGCAGCTATTCTCTGCACAAAGAAAAGCCCTAGGTTCCACTACTTAACGGCCAGCTACAAGATGGCTAAACAGGTCGCATGGGATTATATGCACCAGTTTGCAGGCGATATACCAGGCGTAAAGTTTAACGAGACAGAATTGCGCTGTGATCTGCCTAACGGTGCCAGAATACAGCTTCTGGGCGGAGAGGATGAAGGAAGGCTCAGGGGTATTTATTCAGACGGCATCGTGATGGACGAAATGGGGCTAATGTCGGAGACTATTTTTGTTGAAGTCATACGGCCTATGCTGGTGGATCGTCAGGGTTGGTGTTGCATGGTAGGCACGCCACAGGGCCACAATCTGTTTTACGATTACTGGCAGCACGCAGAAAGCGATCCCGACTGGTACAGGGTGATGTATAAGGCATCAGAGACCAATATCCTGCCCCAGTCTGAACTGGATGCTGCGAAAGCGAGTATGAATAACGATGCTTACAGACAGGAATTTGAGTGCAGTTTCGAGGCGGCTACGCCTGGCAGTGTATATGGCAAGGAAATGCAGACGGCGGATGAGGAAGGCCGTATTACGACTGTACCTTACGACCCTACGCTGAGGGTAAACACGCATTTTGATTTGGGCATAAATGACGCCACTTCAGTAATATTTACACAACAGGCAGGTCGGGCGTTACACGTTATAGACTGTTTTGAAGCACGGAACGAGGGTCTGCCATTTTATGCGAGGATGTTGGATGAAAAAGGCTATCTCTATGGTCGGCACTATGCTCCGCACGATATTGAAGTACGCGAAATGGGCAGCGGAAAAAGTCGTCGAGAAGTTGCGTATGATCTGGGAATTAATTTTGAAGTTATACCAAAAATGCCGATTGAAGATGGCATCCATGCGACAAAAATGATGCTTGCGCGAACATGGTTTGATCGTGAGAAGTGTCACCCGCTGTTAGAGGCGCTCAGGTTTTACCACAGGGTATACGACCCTAAAAACAGAATGTTTCGATCACGGCCTAAACACGACTGGTCTAGTCATTTTGCCGACTGCACCCGTTATACCGCCCAGGCGGAAAGGGTCACCACCAATAACGGCGTGGCACCGCAGGCATTTGCCGAAAGCAGTTACAACCCATTGGAGAACAGGATATGAGTTTTATGATACCAAGGGCGAAAACCCCTCCTGTTATAAGGCAGGAAGTACCACCCCCGCCTCCAGCTCCCCCCGTTCAGCCTGTAAAGGCCGAGGGTACGAGATCAGCAAGGGAAAAGGAACGGCTCCGACGTAAAAAGGGCACAAGTTCCACAATTCTGACTGGGCCTAGAGGCCTTCTGCCTGAGCAGATGCCTGTCAGCACGCCTAGTTTACTGGCAGGGAGTTAGCGCATGGGTTTTGACAGCGGTGCAGACGAAGGCGACACCTTTGACACAGGTGCGGGTGAAATAACCCTTGGACAGACAGCGGCAGGCCAGCAGAGAACAACGGGCGGAAGAGGTGAATCTGGTTCGCTGGGAAGAGCTGAGGCAGAGACTGAGATGTATATGCGGAAATTTGATCCCGCTTCTCCGTCCAATGTTGGCAGATCCCCCACGTTCAAAGAGGCCGCAGGTTACCAGTTTGCGGATAGAAAAACGGCAGGCGAGGGGTTCTTGGGGACGCTTGCAAGTTTTTTAATTCCAGGGGCTGGTGCGCTCAGCACAGCTGGCAATTTGTATCAGGTGTCTCAGGATATGAGGAATACGCCTGGCGCCACATGGAATTTGACAAACCCTACAGGCAGGGATTATGGACAAACGCTGGGCGAGTTAGATCCAGCTACAGGCCGTTATTCGCTGGTAGACGCGCCACAAGGTTCACAGAATTTTGGCGGTTCTTTAATAGAACCTGCCAGACAAAAGAAAACAGCAGGCACCCCCGCTTCTGGCGGAGGCGCACAAACAGCTGGTGTTACTGGCAGTGTAACGCCAAGGGCGGCCACAGGTGCGGCGGTAACGGCAACGGATCGTTCTGTAAGCAGATCCAGACGGGGCGGAACGCAGGTTGCGGGTATTTTAACCTCGCCTTTTGGGGATTTAAGTCAGGCACCAACCACCAAGAAAACATTACTGGGAGCGTAATAAATGGCAGCTGATGACAAGGCGGTAGTACTGCTGAGAAGGCTAACCCAGCTGGAAGAAAGGCGATCCACCTGGGAGACCCACTGGCAGGAAATTGCAGACTATATGCGACCCAGAAAGGCCGATATTACAAAATCGAGAACGGAAGGGCAAAAGAGAACCGAGCTGATATTTGACGGCACGGCAATCCACGCAGCGGAAATGCTGTCGGCTAGTCTTCACGGGATGCTCACAAATATGAGCACGCCGTGGTTTAGCCTTCGATATACCGATCCCGCACTGGAAGACGACGATATAGCGAAAGAGTGGCTGGAGCTTGCAGAGAACACCATGTATCAGGCGTTCCAGCGTTCCAACTTTCAGGAACAGGTGCATGAAATGTATGACGATCTCATATGTTTTGGCACGGGTATTATGATGGTGGAGACAGACCCCATTAACAGCTATCGGTTCAGCACGCGGCATATCGCTGAATGTTTCTTGTCTGAAGATCCCCAGGGCAGGGTAAATACTGTCTATAGAAAGTTTGAAATGTCTGCACGAAGTGCCGTTGCGGAGTTTAAGGACAAGGTTAGCGACAGGATCAAGAAGGAAGACGAAAAAGATCCGCACAAAATGGTACAGCTTGTACAGGTGGTAATGCCGAGGGATGATCGGGACATTACAAAGAAAAATGCCGTCAACAAGCCGTGGGCCAGTATCTACATCGATCCAGAGGAAAAAATTATCCTGGGCGAAAGTGGTTACGATGAAATGCCCTATGTGGTACCCCGCTGGCTGAAGGCATCTACGGAAAACCTTGGCTTTGGACATTCTCCGGCAATGGCCTGTCTTGCAGATGTGAAAATGCTGAACAAGATGAGCGAGATAACAATCAGGGCAGCACAAAAGCAAATTGACCCACCTCTCATGCTACCAGACGACGGCTTTATGCTGCCCATCCGCACTGTACCTGGTGGACTGAATTTTTATCGCTCAGGCACAAGGGATCGAATTGAACCGCTGAATATCGGCGCCAACCAGCCGTTGGGCCTGCAAATGGAAGAACAGCGGCGTCAGGCTATCAGATCGGCGTTCTATGTCGATCAGCTGATACTGGCGCAGAACCAGACCATGACAGCGACGGAAGTTATCCAAAGAACTGAGGAGAAGATGCGTCTGCTTGGCCCCGTGCTGGGAAGGTTGCAGGCAGAATTTTTACAGCCGTTAATTGAGCGGTGTTTCAATATGCTGGCAAGGGCAAAGACACTTCCGCCTCCACCCGAATTTATGGAGGGCTTGAACATTGAGATAGAGTACGTCTCTCCAATTGCCAAGGCTCAGAGATCGGGCGACGTACAGTCTATTGTGCGGATGCTGGAAATGCTGGCACCGCTCCAAAGTCTGGAACCAGGCATTGTGGACTGGATCGATATGGACGGACTGGCCAAACACGCTATTAAGGTGCTGGGTATACCAGCTTCCGTTGTTAGAGGGCGTGAGGAAGTAACAGCTGTCCGAGAAGAGAAACAACAGCAGGCCGCCGCTGAACAGCAACAGATGCAGGCAATGCAGTTGGCAGAGGCTGCAGGTAAGGCAGCGCCAGCTGTAGATGCGGTCACAAACGCGGCACAGGCTGACGCACAAATGGATATGGCTGAGGTACTGCCTGGGCCTGGTGCCCTATGAGTCCAGACGATTTAAGGGCGGCCTATAAATTTATTTTAGAGAGCAACGACGGCGAAGTGATTATGGAGGATCTGGAGCTGAGGTTTCATATCCGCACCCCCGTGTTTTCTAATGATCCATATGAAACAGCGTTCCGCGATGGCCAACGGAGCGTAATTCTGTTTATGCAGAATATGTTAAAGGAAAGGCCAGTAACTGAAGAGGAGTAATTATCGTGGCTGAAGAGCAGGTAGCGGTGTCGGAAGATCCGGCAGCATCGTCTGCAATGTTAAATGCGGATGTGCAAACAACAGAAACAGCAGAGCCTGTAGAGGCTCGATGGCAGGATAACCTGCCTGACGATATACGGGACAATCCGTCATTACAGAATATACCCGACGTTGCAACGCTGGCAAAAACAGCGATCCATGCACAGAGTATGGTAGGGGCAGAGAAAATTCCAGTCCCAGGCAAGTGGGCAACAGATGATGACTGGGATCAGGTGTACACTAAACTTGGCAGACCAGCTGAAGCAGACGGATACGAGTTTGAGTTTGGGGACACACCCCTTGACGATGAGTTTGTAGGTGAGTTTAAAAAGACTGCGCTTGGCGCTGGTCTGAGCAACCGCCAGGCACAAAAGCTGGTGGGCTGGTATATGGACATTGCCAAGAACAGTCCAGCCAACCCAGAACAACAGCAGCAACAGGTCGAAGTGGCCAAGTTACAGGCTGAGGCCGATCTAAAAAAGGAATATGGTGCCGCATTTAATGATCGCATTGCGATTGGTGACAATCTAATTAATGAGTTTGGCGCCGAGGGGTTGGACGACTTAAAATTGGCGGATGGCACACCGCTATTAAACCATCCGGCCTTTGTTAAAACTATTGTGAACGCCGCCCAATATATACAGGAAAGCGTGTCAGAGGATAAGCTGATTGGCGATAAAACAAGTAACGCGCTCACACCCGCTGAAGCCGACCAGAAAATGGAAGAGCTGATGCGTAAAGATGGGCCGTACTGGGATGCAGGTCACCCGCAGCACCAAAGTTATGTTGACCAGGTACTGGAACTGAACAGGCAAAAGCACCCAGAACCAGAGTAGTAATTCACGCAAGCAACTGTCTGATAGCCTTCGGGTCAGGCACGCGCTGGCATGATCCAAGTCGGGATAAGCACTCGCCCCCGCAAAACCAAACCCAGAGTCCGCGTGGTGCGGGTAGCTCGTTTCATTTCAACTTTAACACTGAAAGAGGCTTAAATGAGCACACAAGTGACTACAGCCTTTTCGCAGATGTTCTCAACAAATGTCCAGATGCTGTCACAGCAAAAGGGCTCCCTGTTGCGTTCAGCTGTAAGTGAGGAAGCTGTGACGGGCGAAAAAGCGTTTTTCGACCAAATAGGATCAGCAACCGCACAGAAAAGGACGAGTCGGCACGCGGATACTCCGCTGTCTGACACACCCCATTCTCGTAGAATGGTAACAATGGATTCTTATGAGTATGCCGATCTTATCGATGATCCTGATAAGGTTCAAATGCTTATAGATCCAACTTCCAGTTATGCAAACGCGGCGGCTTACGCTATAGGGCGTGCCATCGATGATGCTATTATTGATGCTGCGCTGGGAACAGCAAGCACTGGTAAGACTGGTAGTACATCTACGAGTAATTCTAACAGTGTCGGGGTAGGTTCGCCTGCGGCCGGTTTAACGATAGCCAAATTGGTAGAATGTAACAAAGTCTTTCAAAATGGCTCCGTTGATCCATCGATACCCAAGTACATCGCAGTAGGGCCAGAGCAGATCGAAGACCTGCTCAACAACACTACTGTGACCAGCGCAGATTTTAACTCTGTTAAAGCGTTGGTACAGGGTGACATCGACACATTCATGGGATTCAAGTTCATTATCTCAACTCGTTTGAATACCGACTCCAGCTCATACAGAAAAGTTTTTGCATGGGCACAAGACGGCATCAAACTTGCAATGGGTCGTGACTTGATGACTAAAATCGAACCTCGCGCAGATAAATCGTATTCCACGCAAGTCTATGTGTGTGCCACCTTTGGTGCTACTCGCATGGAGGAAGCTAAGGTTTGCGAAATACTGTGCAGCGAATAGGAAAGGAGATAGCTAATGGGTACTAAAAACAGCGACCTCGTTTCCAATTTTGAGGCCGATCCACAAGTCTTCAATCCTGCCTACCAGCAACATGGTAGAGTGCGTATTGCTCAGGGAACTATTGCCCTGGCAACTACTGACATCGACGATAATGATGTCATTATGTTAGCGGCTCTTCCAGTTGGGGCGTCTATTACTTCCATTAAGTTGGCAAGTGATGACCTCGATTCTGGTGGTTCACCATCTTTGACTTTCAATATTGGTCTTTATCAGACTGATGGAACAGTTAAAGATGAGGATTGTTACGCAACAGCTATTACTTTGGGACAGGCTGCGACAGCCTTCACAGAGTACGCATTTGAAGTCCGTAACATCAATGTTACTGGACAACGAGTGTGGGAAGATGCTGGAGATTCTTCACAGCCATCCGATGCACAGTATTACTTGGCAGTAACTGTCCAAGCCGCTGCTGCAACGGCTGCCGCTGGAGACTTGTCCTTCATTGTTCAATACGTTGTGGACTAGCTAATATTTGGGGGGTTGGCGATTGCGGCCCCCCAAACTTTTTGACCGAAAAATTGGAGAGTGTTATGGCGAAAAAACCTAAGCTCAAAAAAATTAAAAACGCCGCTGGTGCAGTTATTGCAGATCCAGAGGAAGTGCGTGCAAGGACTGAACGACCCAAGTGGGCGACAAAAAAGAAATAGTTGAGGAAATTAGTTAAAAACATTTTTACTGGGGAAGAAGCTGCCAGCCTAGCGGTAGGAAGGCACGCCCTCAGTCATCCCCTCATTGAACGTGTTATAGATTTGATGAAGGGTGCAGCAATTATCCCCTCCGCATACGCCAGGGTGGAAGATAATACAGCTGGCCACAACTGGCACTACGACACTGGAGATATGAATCATATGCCTTGGTGTCAGTATTCGGCCAGCGTGTTGCTGACACCGCCAGACCAGTTTGAAGGCGGCTTGTTCCAGTTTAGACATCCGTTTGAGGAGTATAAGCATTATTTAGATGCTTTGATTTATAGCTCAAATGAAGAGCATCGAGTTACACCCCATCGTGGGGAGAGAAAAGTCTTACTTATTTTTTTAGGAAGTGAAAATGGCAAGCGAAGTCGAAACTATAAACAGCGCTCTAAACATGATCGGCGCCACAAACATAATTTCCCGCGACGAGGACACGAAAAGCGCTAGGGTAACAAACCAGCGGTTCGACTCTGTTAGAGACGCTGTATTCCGTGCCCATCCCTGGAACTGCCTGGTGACAAGACGTACCCTCGCAGCAGACAGTGATTCCCCAACCTTTGACTGGTCTTACCAGTTTACGTTACCGACAGATCCTTACTGCCTGCGGGTCATGCGACTCGACTATATGGACATTGAGTTTCGTGTGGAAGGCCGAAAGATTGTTACAGATGAGTCTACCATCAACTTGGTTTATCTTGCTCGTGTTACTGATCCCAACGAATGGGACAGTCTGTTAAATGAGGCAATTTCAGCAAGACTAGCGGCTGACGTGTCGTTTAGTTTGGTGCAGTCCACAAGCCTGACACAATCTTTGTATGCTCTCTATCAAGACAAGTTATCTGAAGCGCGGTTTACAGACGCGACTGAGGGCACCCCAGGTGCAGTCACAGGTGTGACTACTTCTGGTGGACTACAGGCCGACGTATTAATTAACTCAAGGTTGTAGAATGGCAAAAGTTAATTTCGCCTTTTCCAACTTTACAGCTGGGGAGCTGTCACCGCGCTTGGGCGGAAGGACGGATCTTTCAAAGTATTACAACGGCTGTGCGACACTGGAAAACTTTTTGGTGCATCCGCACGGCGGTGTATCCAGGCGACCAGGATCAAGATTTGTAGCCGAGTGTAAAAGTTCGGCGGCTCAGTCAAGGCTGGTTCCGTTTCAGTTTAATACGGAGCAGGCGTATGTTTTAGAATTTTTTAATAATGGGTTTCGGATTTACAAGGACGGGGGGCAGGTTACATCGGGATCTCCCGCATCTGCTGTCGAGGTAACGACAACCTATACGACAGCCCAGCTGGATGCGCTAAAATTCGCACAGTCAGCTGACGTTATGTACGTCGTTCATCCGTCTCATCCTGTTCGTAAAATACAAAGAACGTCCCACACTGCCTGGACAATTACCGAAGTTTCACTGGCAAGGGGGCCGTTTCTCGATGCAAACACAACGACTACAACCCTGACGGCAAATGCCAGGACGGGTTCAAGTATCACTATTTCAGCAAGTGCTGTGACAGGAATAAACGATGGAGACGGATTTACCGCTGCCGTGGATGTTGGCCGACTGGTTAAGCTTCATCATGGCTATGCCAAAATTACTGCTGTAACAAACACAACTACAGTAACGGCTACCGCTCAGGAAAATGATTTTTTTGTTGCAGAGCTAGAGCCTGCATATACGGCATCCACAATAGGGCTAGTCGAAGGCGACCCCAGCTCAACTGGACTGGAGCATAATGATCGAATAACTGATTCCGCTAAACAGTTTGTGGAAGAGGGGTTTTTGCCAGGAATGACGATAACAGTTTCTGGCGCGGGCACCAGTGCCAATAATGACGATTACCTCGTTGTTGCAGTTACAGAAGACACAATGCTGTTAGCGCCTTCCGATGACGTTGTAACAGAGGCGGCCAGCTCCTCGATTACCATTGTTGGCAAACTAGAGGCAGACAAAAACTGGTCATTAGGCGCCTTTCACCTGACAAACTTTCCGTCAGCTGTTGCTTTTTATGAACAGCGCCTGGTATTTGCGGCAACCGCCAACCAGCCACAAACCTTGTTTTTTAGTGTCGGCGGTGATTTTGAAAACTTTACTGGCGGGGTAAATGCTGACGCAGCCCTGACATACACTATTGGGTCAAACCAAGTAAACGTAATCCAATATTTAAGCAGTTCGAGATCGCTGTTAGTAGGAACCAGCGGAGGCGAGTTTGCTGTACGGGCATCGGGCACTGACGAGCCTGTGACGCCAACAAATGTGCAGATCAAGCAACAGTCAACATACGGCAGCGCTGACATCCAGCCTGCTCAAGTTGGTAATGCGGTTTTGTTTGTTCACAGGGAACAGCGTAAAATTAGAGAGCTAACCTATAATTTCGATAGCGATAGTTATGTTGCACCTGATCTAACAATTTTAAGTGAGCATATTACTGAGGGCGGTATAAAAGAAATTGCCTATCAGCAGGAACCTGATTCAGTTGTCTGGTGCGTTAGAAATGACGGCCTGCTGCTGGGGATGACCTATCGCCGTGAAGAACAGGTGATTGCCTGGCATCAGCATAAAATTGGCGGTGTATCGGGCAGTTGCACTATTACAGTCACTGATTTTGCTAATATCGCCGTTGGCAGTAAACTGACTTTCACAAAAAGCGATGGCACTGAAGTGGTTTTTACTTCGGAAGCAGCGGGTAGCTCTGACCCTGATGATACTGCGTTAGGTTGGAGGCCAAATACATCCAACAATGTGACTGCTGATAACATATTTACCAGGGTCAATTCTCATGCGGATTTTACTGTAGCTAATCCAGCGGCCAACGTCGTGACAGTTACAGAGACAACAAGGGCAGGGGTCGGGTTTCTTTCCGTTAAAAGCACTGACGATATTCGTCTGGCTGTTACGAGTGAAAGCCACTCTCTTGTCGAAAGTATAGCGTCCATACCTGGCACTAACGAGGGTGAACTTTGGATGGTGGTTAATAGAACCATTAACGGCGCTACGAAGCGGTATATTGAATACTTGAAAAATTTTGACTTTGGGACGGATATTGAGGAGTCCTTTTTTGTAGATAGTGGCCTGACGTATGACGGCGCTGCGGCCACAAGTTTGTCGGGATTAACTCACTTGGAAACAGAAAACGTAAGCATTCTGACAAATGGCGCCAGTCACAATTCAAAAGTAGTCTCTTCGGGAGCTGTCGCTCTGGATATATCGGCAACCAAGGCGTCGGTGGGTTTACCTTACACATCTACGCTTCAGACTATGCGACTTGAAGCAGGTGCCACAGACGGCACGGCACAGGGCAAGGTCAAGCGAATAGACGAGGCGACAATTAGGCTGTTTAGGACAGTTAATGCCTTGGTTGGCGGAGATACGACTACTGTAGACAGAATCGCTTTTAGGTCTGCGGCGGATTCGATGGATGAGCCTGTCCCATTGTTTACAGGGGATAAGTCTATCGAGATGCCAAGTGGTTTTGACCAGGATGGCTTTGTTGTTGTCCAACAAGACTTGCCGTTGCCGATGACGCTAATTTCGGTCATAGCACGGGCACAGACTTTTGATTAGGTTAATTGATTTTGTTCCAGATCATGCCGAAGAGCTTTTTGCCAAAAGTACCTCACTGGCAACCAGCGACTCCAAGTTTACTTTGCGGCGTTGGTTGGAAAATCTGGAAAGAAAGGATCGCGCCTTTACCCTTATGGATAATGGTCACCTTATTGTATCTGGCGGCATCCATCCAATTTGGAAAGGTATGGGTGAAGCTTGGCTGATACCAAGTGACGAAATTAAAAACCATAAGATTAGAATGATTAAAATACTACGCGATCACATTGATCGAATTACGATTGAAGACGACCTGCGCCGTCTCCAGGCGACAGTAAGAGCAGACTATGAGCCAGCTCTTCGTTTTATTGAGTTTCTTGGTTTTAAAAAAGAGGGACTTTTGAAGGCGTATTCACCTGCTGGCGTGGATCATTATATGTATGCGAGGGTTAAAGAATGAGCACTTTATTAGGAATGGATTCTGCCAAAGAGCAGGCGAGGGCACATAGATTTAATGCGGAAATATCTCGCAGAAATGCTTTACGCTTAGACTACGACGCAGACTGGTCGAGGATCGTAGCGGGAATTGAGAAACAGGATTTTCTCGATGATGCAGAAAAATTTAATGCCTATATGAGTCAAAAGTTGCGGGCAAAAGGTGGTGTTCGTTCTGGTGAGTTTAGCGCTTTAGATGTTTATCTGGATAATATTGACGAACAGGAGCAAGACGTACAACGCATGGAAATGCAGGCAATTGCAAGAGAAAGGGGGATACGGGAACAGGCTATCAATGCACGGATGGACTCAGAGTTAAACGAGATCTATGCAAGTCAGGCAATATCTGCTGGCCGATCACGGGCATTCGGAACGCTTGTGGGTTATGGTTTTAAAGCAGCCAGCTTGCTAAGGGCTTAGCATGAAAGTTCCGCAATACAAAAGCCAGGTTCGACTTCCTCAAGCAACGGGTGCGCAATCTTTGACTGTTCGGGCTAATCCAGCGGCAATAAGCGCTGGAAGCGAGGCGGCGTTTCAGGTTACGCAAAATGTCGTTAATAGTGGTTTGCAATGGTACAAAAACATTTTGAAAACCGACAGGGCTACCATGCAAATTGTCGAGGGACAAAAATTAAAAAAGATTGGTTACGATTTCTTAAAAGACGTTGAAAAGCTCGACCCAGACCAGCAAAAAGATAAAAATGATAACCAGATTGGTTATATAGACTATACAGATAGATTTAGAACCGCTCTAACAAGAAAATTAGATAGATCATTAAGCAAGGTTACGGACAAGGTTGTTCTTCAAAGATTACAAGCTGTAAAAAGTCAATTGATATCGAGTATAACAACGTCGGCAAAAGCGTTAGCGCGTCCAAGATATGCCAGCTGGGGAAAGGCCAAAATTAAAGAAGAAGTGACAGACAATGTCGCTGAAATTGCTTTAATGCCCGAAGGTGAGCTAAAACAAATGAAGATAGCCGAGTTGCGAGGCACCATTGAGTATTTTCAAACGCTGGTGCCATCAATTGGTGATGAATTTTTGTCGGATCAGAACCGAAAGTTGGATGTGAATATCGGGCGTATGGCGCTAAGTCCAATTATTCGCTCCTTAGATACAACGGAGAGCGCTGACGAATGGTTAAAAAGACTTACTAAACCCGATAAAAAAGATGCTTATTACAAGGATATTCAGCGTTTAAGAAAAGACCCGACTGCTTTTAGAGGTTTACTTGAAACCCTTGAAAGAAAGAAAAAGGATATTTTTGAGACTGAAAACAAGAAACTTTTGACAGAACTGTTAACCAACAAGAAATTACGAGACCTAAATCGAGACAATGTTTACGACAAGACATCCCAAATTATTTCTCAGGTACAGGACGCAATAAGAAATGGTTTAAGCCCAGAGGACGCTGGATGGCCAGAGGATGGAAACGGCGTAAAACTAAAGCTTCCAACCCTTAGTGAGATTGCCAGTTTGCCAACATCTCCTACAATAAGAGCAAATTTACGAAAGGAACTTACGGGCGAAACAGATATTTGGAACCAGGCAGAGTTTGATTATTTTGAACAGGAAATTCAGGAATCTGTAACCGACAATGATTTGGTGGCAATCAAAGCTGATATTCGTAATCAGGTCAAAAAGAATCGTTTAGGAACAAAAGCCCGTGATCTTTTATATGCAAAAATTGATGGTCTAAGAAACAACTTGCCAGGGGCAAAAGACGAAAAATTTTATCGGGGTTTAATTGAGGACGCATTAAAATCGCGTGGTCTTTCAACTGAAGGAAGATCACAAGGTGACGCGGCCATTGAAAAGTCCCGTTTTGGGTACGGCACAGTTGCAGGCACGCGGATGTTTTCTAATCTTATCCGGCAAGGGGTGCGCCCAGCTGATGCCTTTTGGCAAACAGTGACAGCACTGCAAGAAAATAAATTAAATGTAATTCAGACTGAATTGCGAACTATGCCAGCTTTTCTAAAAGAGCATTTTGGCACTGATGTACTAAACGACCCAGCAAACATGACAGTTGATCAGGTCGATAGTGCTATAGAGATGATTTTAGAGGCCGCAAGAACCAATGGTATGCCTGCGGAAGTTCTTAAAAAAGTAGACGGCAAACGAGTTACGCAGGATGAGTTAGGCGCGATGGTTCGCCGAAGAGAAGATGCAGTAACAGCTAGGCAGCGTCTGACAGCAAGAGAGATTTTTGCAATGGAGTCCAAGCTCAAGTTTTTTAAAACCTGGGCGGCGTTAGATGCTGAAACAAAGGCAGGCATGAAAACGGGAAGCAATGTGCAACCACTGAATACCAGCGTACCAGAAACAGCTGGTAGCAATGCAATTGAATATATTAAGAAACTATTAAGGGTGGACTAATGGTTGGTGGACTACTATTTATGGCTAATCCCAATGATGCCCTAGACTGGACAACTGGGACTAAAAACGCCAAAGCGTTCCGAGACAGCGATACATATAAAGCTATTGAGGAAGGCGGCGTGGACGCCGAATATGTCTATAAAAATAATTTACCGCCATCTGACTCAGAGAACGCAAAGGCGCTTGTGACCGAAAATGGGTTGCTGGACAAAAGCAATGAGTTTGGTCAAACGTGGCTAAAAGGCAGCCGTATGATAGCTGACTTTTATTTAAAAAGACTCAACGCAACACACGAAGGTGCCTGGTCAAAACTGAAAAATTTGACTATGCCCTATGCGATAGAAGGCTCAACTAATTTACGTTCAAATATTGATACGCCACCCGTTGAAAATCAAGACCCCAATGTTAAAGAAGTTATATCTACAAGTTTAACTGACAATATGTCAGACGAGGAGATTGCTCAGTTTGGCCTCGAATTAATGGGGATGAACGAGCACAATTTTCTGTTTGGTGCGGGCACCTGGGCAGACTCAGATGATTACCCACCAGAAATATTGGTCGCTATGGCGGGGTTAGCTGATTTGTACAGCAAACTGCCTGACTTTACTTGGACAGGAACCAAGCGACTGACGAAAGGTCTATTTACCGACCCAACAACCTATGCGGCAGGATTAGGCAGTTTAAAGGTAGTGAAAGAACTTTTAAAAGGCGGTTCTAAACAGTTTGGCAAACACGCCCTGCGAAATAAGCTATTGGCAAAAGCGTTGGGAAGCTCTTTTGTTGGTGTTGAGGGTGCTGGCTATGCCGCCATGTTCGATATGTTTAAACAGAAAATGGAGGCTGGCGACCAGCCCTTTGAGTATGATTATGGGCGGATGGGCACATCTGCCGCAATGGGTTTTGGGGCAGGTACGTTACTCACTGGAGGCTTGTTAGCCACACCTGCTGCTGTTAAAGGCGGTAAAAAGCTATTAGGTAAAGCAGGTGATTTAATAGACGACTTGGTTGGTGATGGCGCTGTAGTACGAAGTGGCGTTGGGCCTACTGATACAGCCCCAACAACTGAGATAGCACCGCCGTTTTACTCAGCTGTTGCTAAAGCTGTTGATGATTTGCCCCAAGAGAAGGGTAAACCTTGGCAAATGAAAGCCATGATTGAAAATACAGCTGGCGTAAAGAAAGAGGAGATGGCGTGGATTGGTTTAGACGAGTTTTTAAAGGGCGGTAACAAGACAATTACTAAACAGGAAATTAAAGACTTCGTTGCTGCCAACCAGGTTAGGATTGAAGAGGTGACAAAGCGTTCCATGGATGGCGATGACGCAGCTTTACGCCAAAGCTGGGATGATGGCGTAGTGGATGACGGGTATGATGCTTACAGTCCTAGGGTAGAAGACCTAATTAATGAAATTAACAACAATAATGATTTTTATACTGAAGATATAATTCGATACATGATGTCGGCGAATAAAGATAAATATCCTGGCCTTCAAATGTCTGGACTCGTTAACAAGACTTGGGCTAATGAAATTAGGGATCAACTCAAAAAAGGGGGGATAGACAACCTTGATCCTAAATATCGTAGTGATTTTGAAGAAGCCATCGAGACTCTAGCCAAAAATCAATATATGGAAAATCCATATAGGACATATACAGACAATAATGGATATAAAATTTATGGTAATGATGAGACTGGCTACACAGTGACTAGTCCAGGAGGGAGAGTAATAAAAGAACTTGAGGCTTACAATTTAGAAGAAGCCAAAATCCAGGCTTACCAAGACGCACTGGACGTTGGCCTTATTGGTGGGGGTGATGCTGATTTCAGTGGTGGTGCGACACTATTTGAAGATTGGACGTTGCCAGGCGGTGAGAACTATCGTGAGGTGTTGTTGCGATTGCCACAAAACAAGCGTATGCAAGAAGCAGCCAATCGAAAAAAAGAAATCACTGCCAATTTAAAAGATAAAAATGGACGATCAATTCCAAAAGAACAATGGCCGAATGAGGTCAGAAAAGAATATGATCGTCTTGGAGAGCAAATTGCTGCGTCAAAACCTTTTACTCGTGGACATTTCCCAGAAGATGATGTTCTTGCTCATGTTCGCCTAAATGATCGAACTGGGCCTAATGGTGAGAAGATATTATTTGTTGAAGAGATACAAAGCGATTGGCATCAGATGGGGAGGGGTCAAGGGTATGCGGGGCAAGAAAAAGGTTTAATTAGTAAATTGCCAGAGGGTTACACTGTGGAAAGCGGAAGGTTGCCGCCTATGCCTTCAGATCAAAGTCGCGGCCAATTTTGGAGAGTTTTAGACCCTGATGGCAACCCCGTTACCGCACAATCTTTCAATCGCCAAAGTGCAATAAATGCGGCGATTAACGATATTAACAATGTTACTCGTGGGACAACAGCAAGCCCTGTCCCAGACGCACCGCTCAAAAAGACATGGCATGAAATGGCGTTTAGACGTATTGCTCGCATGGCAGCAGAGGAGGGCTATGATGAAGTTTCGTGGACACCTGGCAATATACAGGCAGATCGTTATAATTTAAGGAACAATGTGGATG